GGAGGGCGTGGATAGAAATTTTTTTACCCCAAATTGCTCGGTAACGTAGTAAATGAACTGTGTTAGTCCCGAGAAGCGGTTACTTCTAACCGTTTCTGCTATAAGCTGCGCCAGATACCACGGTTCGCGCCGTGCGCCGTCTGCGTCTCCCTCGCGTTCGATAATTTTCTTGAGCTTATGCTCTGCGTAGGCTCTCGCGTCGTCCCATTCCAGCGGGTCAATCGCCGTCCCGAGATACTGCTCCGCCTGTTGCTGCAAGGTCGCCTCCATCTTTCTCACCCCTCTTTGCTTTCTGTTCTTCGCAATCGCAGCACTCCCCAAAATCGAGGTGCGCTCCGCAATGCGGGCAAACTGCGTACTTCATTCGTGCTTTCCCTCCTCGAAAATCTTATTGCATACCCACTTGTGCGTCGCACAATAGGCTCCGCAGAAGATGAGCGCAACGAGCAGCCATTCTCCGCCTACTGCCGCGTACCCGCGAAGCTCTCGCGCCATCGCTACGAAAACCGCCGCAGCAATTCCCGCCGGGATAGCAGCCACAAAAAGCTCCATCAGAAATACGAGCGTCCAAGCCTCTGCCATCTTCACCTTGCGTCTGCGCTGTTTCCTGCGCCTTGCCTGTGTTCTCTCCATCGTCTTTGCCTCCTATCGGTAGAATTTGTGGTTTCCCACCTGAAATAGATACTCGAGGTTATCGCTGTGCCAACTGCTGCCCTCGCAGCTCTCGAAGTATAGCGCACCCTCGCTTTCGTCCCAGCCCTGCATAACCAACTCCAACGCCTCGTAACAACCCGCGTCCGGTTCGGTCGTCCAATACCTGCCGCCGTCTGCTATGACGGAAAACTGGCGCGGCTGAAAAATAACCTCCTGCACCGTGTCCGGGAAACCCTCGCTCCAAACTCGGTTCAGTACCACCATCATCACAAGGGCCTTTCCCTCGACGCTTTCCCCCTCTGCCTCAGCCATTGCGATTTTGAGAAGCATTTCACTGTCTGCCGCGTCGAAATCCCTGCTTTGCACTAAACTCTCGTTGTATGTAATAACTTCCGGTTGCGGCCGCTGTGTCAGCGTTACACGCGCCGGGTAGTCCGTTTCGGTGGATATAGCCGCGTGCGGCGTAATAACCGAATGCGGCAATTCACCGGCCTTAAATGCCGTCGCCTGCTGGTTGATGGTCGCTATTCCCGCCACCGTAAAGGCAATCGCCGTTGCCGCGCATACAATCATCGGCGGGTATCTGCGTATTTTGTTCCTGTTCATAGTTTCCGGTTGCGGCTGCTGCATTGAACTGCCTCTGCGCCTGTTTCGCAATGCGCTGTAGTATTCGCTCCACGTCGCTGGCGGTCTTTTTGCAGTAGTTGTCAGCAATTCGCACTCGCGTATTCCCGATTTGAAAATCCCTGACAACATTCGCCCCAACCATTTCGCACCTCCTTTAGTCGAATTTTCCGAGCTTCGCTGCCCTTTCCAACACAGCGAGGTTTTCATCTGCCCTCCGGCGGAACTCGAGCAGCCGGTCTCTGAGCTGGGGTATGAGGGGCTGTTCGCTTTCCTCCACCGTCCCGTCCTCCATCAGGAGGGAAAGCTGCCGTATAAGCTGCTCCATTTCGTAGACTGAGTTTTGGAGCCTTATGAGCGCCCTCTCCGCTGGCATTGCGGGTATCTCTCTGCAATCCTTTCCCAGCGGGCACTCGTTTGTGCAGTACCATGCTCTCAGCTCCGGCTCGTTATAAGCGTCCGCCATCAGCGCGACTACGATGTTCGGCGGTCTCGTGATGTCAAGCTCGTACTTTTTGAGACTGTCCTCGGTCACTCCGGGCAGATAGTCGATTGCTCCCGCTCGTGTCAAGAGCTTTTCGTTGTACTTTGCCGCCCTCATTCGTGCTTCGTAATACCTGTTTCCGCAGGCTTTCGTTGCTTGCCTCGACATTTATTTCCACCTCCCTTTGCGGTAAAATAATTACAGGTTGAGACAAGAAGCAAGACGCTATAAGCGTCAATAAAACGTTTTTCTTTGCTTGGTTTGTCCCATTTTGGGTCATTTCAGGATAAAAAAATTTACTTCCGTACCGGAATCGTGTTGTCGAAAATATCGTCGCCGTAGTAGTTCAGCACTCGCTTAATCCGTAGCGCGAGCCGCAACGACGGCTGCTTCTCTCCTGTCTCGACCTGCGAATAGTGGCTCCGGCTTGTCCCTATTGCATTGCTGAATGTCTGTTGTGTGTAGCCATTCGCTTCGCGCAACCGCTGCAACTTCGCTCTCATACTCTCGCTCCTTTCTCGTGTGTCCCGTTTTGGGGCTGCGATTTTATTATAGCCCCTTTTTGGGGCAAAGTCAACCAAATTCCAGAAATATTTCTGTTTTGTATGTATTTTTGCCGATTTTAGGGGCAATATCTACACAAGCCGGGGCAAAAACGGTATAATAAAAAAGACTATGGAGGTGTACTCTATGCAAAAGTTTTCTACTCGCCTCGTCTCCCTGCGAAAGGAACGCGGAATGACACAGGAAGAACTCGCAAAGGCGTTAAATAAAAAGCGTTCCACCTACTCCGGCTATGAGACGGAGGGGAAAGAGCCTGACCTCGAAACCGTGTGTATTCTCGCCAAATATTTCGGCGTTTCTACGGACTATCTGCTGGGTTACTCCGACCATAAGAACCACACCGAGGAGGTTTTTTATAACGACAGCGTAAACTTCAAACGGCATTTTGAAAACCTGCCGCCGGAATTGCGCTCAGTCGTCTCAAAGTGCTTTGACAGCTTTTACCTGTTACTGGGTCGCGATATGCAGCTTGCTCGCCCCGAGCGGCTTCGGATTTACCAAGAATTGCTGCATACCCTACAATCCCTCCGCGCCGACATTCGCAAAACTATTGAGGCCTCCGGCGGCGCAATCTCTGACCCGGTTGCTCTCTCCGACCTCATGGCTATGCAAAGCCAGCTCAAAAACGCTGTGGACGCTCTGCTCGACAAGCTCGTTCAGGCCGATATGGAAATCGCCTTTAACGTGCAAAAAGACGCAGCCGAGTTATCAAAAGGGTCGGTCGGATAATCTATGTGGACTTCCGCCCCTCCAAGTGAGGGGCGTTTCTTTTGGAGGTGAATCCCTATGCGGAACAATCCGTTATCCAGTGCCGACGAATACTGTATGTACCTGCGCAAATCCCGTGTGGACTTGGAGGCCGAGGCGCACGGTGACGGGGAAACTCTGGCCCGCCACGAAAAGCTCCTCCTTGAGGTTGCCCGCCGCGACCATCTGAACGTAACCCAAATCTACCGGGAAGTCGTCTCCGGTGAAACCATAGCCGCCCGCCCCGTTATGCAGCACCTCATCCAAGAGGTCGAGCTGGGCCGTTGGGCCGGTGTCCTCGTCGTGGAGGTGGAACGTCTGGCCCGTGGTGATACCATCGACCAAGGCATTGTAGCGCAGACGTTCAAGTATTCCGGCACTAAAATCATTACGCCGCTCAAGGTCTACGACCCCAACAACGAATACGACGAGGAGTATTTTGAGTTCGGGCTTTTCATGTCCCGGCGTGAATATAAAACCATCAACCGCCGCTTGCAGCGGGGCCGCCTTGCCTCCGCCAAAGAGGGCAAATGGGTCTCCGGCGTGGCTCCGTATGGCTACGAGAAAATCCGGGTGCCCAATGACAAGGGCTGGACGCTGCGCCCGCTCGAGGACGAGGCTGATATTGTCCGCTTCATCTTCCGGCTCTATACCGCCGGTGAAGAAGCTGAGGACGGTTCCGTCAAAAAAGTCGGCTCCTACTCCCTGGCCGTCCGTCTCGACAAGATGGGGGTAAAGCCGCCCAGCGGCTCCCCGTGCTGGAACAGCAACACAATCCAGTCCATTTTGCAGAACCCCGTCTACATCGGGAAAATCCGCTGGAACGTCCATAAAACTCGCAAGCGGGTTATCAACAACGTCGTCCGCGTCGAGCGATATCTTGCCCCGCCGGACGAGCAAATTCTCGTGGACGGCCTGCACCCTGCTATCGTGGACGAGGCCGTATTCCTCGCTGCGCAAGACCTCATGGCTCAAAAAGGGCCTGTACCGGTTCAAGCCGCGAACACTGTCTCCAATCCTCTGGCCGGTATTCTCGTCTGCGGCAAGTGCGGCCGACACATCGTCCTCCGGCCTAACGCCTATGGCGGAGTGCTCATGTGTCCGAACCGGGCCTGCGATAACGTCGGCTCCAAATACGGCATTGTGGAGGAGCGTCTGCTTCAGGCCCTCTCCCAGTGGCTTTCGGATTATCGCCTCGAATGGTCTGACCGTCTGCCCGCCGAGGAGCAGGCTCTTATCGACCTCAAGGGAAAATCAATCCGCAAGGCCCAGCAGGAAATCGACACGCTGCAAAAGCAGCTCGAGCGCACCCACGACCTTTTGGAGCAGGGTGTCTATGACACTGACACGTTTCTCGCCCGCTCCCGCTCTATCACCGAGCGCATAAACTCCGCCAACGAGAGCATTGCCTCTCTTTCCGCCGAGCTGATTGAGGACGAGGCTCGCGCCGCCTCCCGTAAGCTCGTTGTGCCCAAGGTTGAAAAGCTGCTTGAGGTCTACGCCGAGCTTCCCTCCGCCCAAGCGAAAAACGAAATGCTCAAGGAGGTTATCGAAAAGGTCGAATACACGAAACTTCAACGCTCCGGGCGTAATGGCCCATTCGACAACTTCGATTTGCTGCTGTACCCCAAGCTGCCACCCTCCCTCGGTTAAGTGGGCAGAAAGAAAGCCGTCCTTTGTTGGGGCGGCTTATTTTTGTGATAACCTTGTAGGTATGATTTGTAACACCTGTAAGGTTATCACAAATAAACCTAAAAAAATCGCGCCCGGCTGTCCTGCAAAAATCGCCCGGCGCAGAAGCCCAAAATCTGATATGCGCGTGAAATCTTCCCCGCTGCCATATCCAGTTTGTTCCGGGTCTCCGGGTCTGCAATTTCCTGCAAAACCTGATTGAACAGCTCCTCCGCCTCGTTTACCTCCGGTACGTCAAACCGCTCAATGAGCGTCTGTGCGGTCTCCGAGGTGGCAAGGTTCCGTAGCTGTATGGTTTCCCTCTCCCACATCTGCTCCGGGGTAAGGCGGGGCGGTTGTGTGCGTGAAAACCAATCCGCGTAAAAATTATCGGCCATTTGTGATGTCCTCCTCTCGCGTTTTCTTTCTTTGGTTCTTTTCTCTACTTCCCTATACTTTACTTTACTATACTCTACTTTAGGGCTTTCCGCCGCCTGAAATCCGGCTGCGGTCGCGTTATGTAACCGAATATCCCCGCAAACCTTTGGAATGGTACGGTATTCTCCCCGGAAATGCTGTGGGCGTGGTTTTTCTTCCGCCCGTTTCAAATCCTCGGAGGCCGTATTTTTCCGATTTATTTTTGCCCATTTTTCGGCTGCTTCTCGGAAAATGCGCGACACCTCCGTACCATTCCGGTGGTTTTCGGGTTTTCTCTCTACGAGTATCTTCTTAAATCTGCGTTAAGTTTCTGCCCGGTAATTATGGGCGCGTACCATTGACTGAACTGTGAGCAAAATCTCCTCGCGGAGGGATAGCGGCTCCTCGCCGTCATAATTCCAGCACTCAATCATCTTGGAAATAACCCGCTGCGCCTCCTGCCTCTCCTCGTCGTCGAGAATATCCATTCGCCGGGCCAGCAAAGTGCTGAAATCCTCGTCGCTCATTCCGTCGATGTCCTGAACCGTGTCGAGGGCTTCCCGGTAGTTCTCTGTCTTGAGGCTGTCGAGGAAGCCCTTGCCGAGCTTGTCCAGCGCGGCCCGGAGGATTGCGTGTGCCTGCGCGCGGTTCATTCGCCGCGTGTCGTTCGGCTGCCGGGCGGCTTTATGGATTTCCTCAAGCCGTCCCGGGGATATGCCGAGCTTTGCGGCGGTCTCCTCTAAGTCCCTGCGGCGTTTCTGTTCGTATTCTGCCCGCTCCTGCGGTGTAAGGCTTCTACCCATGCTGCGCACCTCCTCAATCCTGAATGGAGGTGACGCGGCCATCTTTCAGGTAGATGTAGCCCTCGTCATATACCCATTGCTCTCGCACGCCGTAGGCGGTTTCTGTGCGGTTTATCTTCTTTGGCGTACCCCAAGTCGAGGCGTACACCTCGCTCTCCGTCATGCCTATGGCGGGTTCCAGCTTTTCCTCCGGTGCGTCCGGTACGTTCGCCGTATCACTGACCTTTTCGTAGAACGTCGTGGTGCCGGTGCCGTTCTTTTCGCTTACGAGCTGCCCGTTTTCGTCTATCGTATAGATGTACCGGGGTTTTCCGTATTCCGTAACAACAAGGTTTCCCGCGTCGTCGAGGTCGAACTCATACTCTTTTACCTCGAGTACGGTTCCATCGGTGTCATAGCATACATTGCTGATTTGGCTGCCGTCAATCATCAGCCGCCATACGTCGCTCTCGATGTCCGCCCGCTTCCATTCGCCTTGAAACGGGTCGAGCATATTTCCGAACTTGTCCGGCTCCGGGGCCTCAGTTTCGTCTAACTGCGGGGCCTCTGCTGGTTGTTCCGGTTCGCTTTCAGTCTGCTGGTTGCTCGATGGTGCTGGGGGCTGCGTCCCCTTATCTCCACCAGCGCAACCGGCCAGCGATAACAATAGCAAAGCTGTAGCCGCTCCAAGTGCGAGTTTTTGCTGTATGCCCTTATTGCCCCTTATAGGGGCGTACAAAGCCACATTCTTCCCGGTGACATTTTTGCCCTCCGAGGTGTCTTTTCGGCCCGTAGAGGGCCTTATTTCGGCGTTTAGGAGGGTTTTCCCCCCCCCCCCCCCCGAAAATTCGTTCCCGAATTTTCTTGAGGGGGATAAGCGCGTTTTTCATGTCGCTTTCCTCCTGTGATTCTGTTCTACTTGCCTACCTGCTTTAGCAGGAGTTCAATGCCTCTGCGGTACGCCTCGCCTTTCGTTATGCCCTCCTCCTCGCAATATCGGAGGAGCTTGCTCTCGGTCTCCTCGTCCGTGCGAATGCTGTACTTGATTTCTTTGGGCTTCTCTGCTTTCGGCCTACCCATCTTCTTCAAACCGTTTCGACACCTCCCGTCTCTTGCCATTTCGCTTACATCGTGATATAATTGAATATACCATAGAGAGGAGCGGCGGCAAGTACCGCTCCCTCTGTTGGTTCCTACGAGGCTCTGCTTATTTATTAAGCAGGGCCTTTACCTTTTCCTTGGCTTCCTCAAGGTCTTTGCAAGTATTGAGGATTTCAAGGATTTTGCGGGTCTGATTTTCCTCTGCTTTCTCTACCAGCAGCTCGCCCACATTACTCATTTCGTCGTCCATGTACCTTTCCTTTCTGGCACTTGCCACCGTACTCGCCGGGGTTCTTTCCCGACTGTAATTTAATTATATTTTATGTGTGGCAAAAAGTCAACCAAAACATGGAAATTTTATGGAAACATTTTCAATTTTCCCCGGCAAGTCTTTTCATGGCTCGGAGCACCGCGTCTGCCTTTTGGAACGCTTCCAACAGCTTTCCCTCTGTAATATCCGGGCTACCCGCCGTGACGTACCCCGCATAGGTCATGTAAGGGATATTGCCCTGTGGCCCGCCGTAGAAAAAGCACATATCCAGCGTGTCACAGAACATATAACTGTTCTTGACCGGGCGCGGCTGCCTACCGTTCCGGAAGCGGACGGAAATCCTCTCCGCCCATGTGTGCGCGTCCGCTGCGCACCTGTGCCATGTGATATGACTTTCCAACCCTGCTTCTATGCAGGCTTTTTCTATAGCCCACGCCTGTTGTTTGTCTGTCATACTACTGCCTCCGCTTTAAGTCTCCGCGTAGGGTCAAACTCTTTGCCATCGGCATAGCCCTGCCGGTATGCGCCGGGTGAAATGTTCTCCTCTGCGCGGGATTTGAAACGCTCGTGACCGAGGTGTTTCGACGCTTCTTTGACCTCTACCGGCATAACCAGTACGAGGCCCCATTCTTGCCGGTTCTCCTCCTCCTGTTGCTTAAACGCTTCCTGAATACCGAGGACGAACCCATACCCGTAGCTGTCGCACTCCTGCTTGATGGACTTTGAGTAGTAGGCGGTGTAGTCCGCATACTCTCGCTTAATGTTCTTCACCCCGGCCCTAATGCAGTCCACAGCGTACTTGAAAATCTCTACGCAGATTTCCACATCGTCCTCAAGACCAATAAAACCGACCGTATTGGTCTGTTCCCCGTATCGCCGGTTCCTGTAGCCCTTGCAGCAGTAGTTTTCTCCAATGGTTGCAGAAAGCGGGATAATCCACGGTTCCCGCCTCTTGCTGCAGGTGATGTCCGTCCTGATGTCTTTGACCGCCTGCTTCTCCGCTTCTTTGCAGTCTCTCTCGGTGAGCTTGTGTTCTGCCATGAGCTGCCGGGCCTTGAGCAGGGCCGCCTTTGCCTCTGCTTCTACCGGGCTTTCCGCCAGCGCGAGGAGCTTTCTGATTTTCTCTTTATAGTCTGCCACTTGCTTCTACCTCCCTCTGGGCCTCGTCGATACGCTCCTCAAGGCGGGATTTCCGGGTGTAGCGGTTCGTGTTCTCCTTGTAAAAGCAGTACCCGTCAAACCGCCATCGTTCCCCGCCAAGGGTGCTGAATGTGATATAGGTCTGCCTGTATCCGCCTTGTTCATCGCCCTCGCTGCTATACGGCTCCCCAGCTTGTACGCAATTTGGGTGTACGAGGCGGGGCGGTACAGCATTCAGAAAGTAGTCCACCATTTCCTCGTCTACCTCATCATCAGGGAAGCAATACTCCTCGAACGTCCTCAAGCCGCTTTCCTGCCAGCCCTTGTAGGTCTTGACCGGGTAACTGTCGGTAATGCGCTTTCGCTCTACCTGTACCAATTCGAGGATTGCGAGCCGTTGCTGTGCTGTGAGCTTCACGTCGTCCCCATTTCCGCAGGGAAATGCCTTGAGACCACTGATAAGCAGGTCAACGTCCACCACGCAAGTTGTTATGTAATGGCCCCTCCGGGTGATGTCGAACTCTACAGCCTCGCGACTGTCCTGCGAGCCACGCAGGTATTTGTACTGTGTCATTGCTGTTCTGCCTCCTCCATTTCTTTCAGCTTTTCTACAACCTTGCCAAGGGCATATCTGCCGTTCGAGGTAATCTGCCGCTGCCACGCGCCTTGCGACGGTGCCCATTTGAACCCATTGCTTTTCAGCAGGTCGCGGACTTCCGGCTCCGGTTTCCCATCGAAAATAATTTGGTAGCGCATAGCTTCCGTATTCTCCACGACTTTAAAAGTCTTGTATTCCACCTCGGAACTGCCCCTCTCTTTGATTGTTTTCAGCTTCTTAATGCGTTCCTCTACCCGGTGGATGTTCGCGTTGTTGTTTGAGAGCGCATAGTTAGGGTAGCCAACCCTGCCGCAGTAATCCGGCTTGCGAAGCTCCTTGATAGCCTCCTCACTGTAGCCCATTTCCCGAAGCAAATCGTCGCCCGCCTCTGTGTCTTTGAGCCGGATAGCGCGGTTCGCTGCTTTCATCTGCTCCTGCAAAGTTTTCATATCCTCCAACTTTTCTTCCAGCTTTTCGACGGCCCTCTCGTCGTCTGACTTGATAATACCCTTGCCGTTGAGAATACTCTCTATCTTGCCGAGGATTTTCTGCGCCTCCTCATAAAACTGGTGATTTCTCTCCCATGCGGCCACCTGTCTCTCTTTCTTTCTGACCGGGAAATTGCCTGCACCCGAAATCATAACCGACGGGCACATCATGCCGATACTGGCCTCTCGGTTGTAGTAGTCTGCCATCTTCTTTGCGTAACGGGCCGCCAGCCTATAGGCCCTCTCTGCCTCCTCCGGCCTCTCTGCGGCTACTCGGTCAGCTAAGTCATAGGCCCGGTCTGCCGTCCGGCGGTATTCTGCTGTCGTGCTGCCCTCTGCATAGTCTCGCATGGACATCATGTTGTGCGCTGTTCTCGCACTGCTCTCGTTGATAGGGTAATAGGTTCTCTCACTCATGGTCTGTTACCTCCAAATCTGTGTTGTGTGTCTCGTAGTAACGGATAAGGGCTTTCAGCCCTCCTGCGTCAATGGTAAGCGTATTGGTATCTCCGTACCAATGGCTCAATCTCGCGCCGTAGTGTTCCTCGTTCTCGCTGGTCTCATGGGCCAGCATTTGCCGGAGCTGCTTCACTTTGTATTTGTCCATTTACGTCGCCTCCTCTATCCTTTTGAACCAGTAGGGTATGCCCGCTTGGTACGGGTAAAGCGTGAAATCGCTGTCGCTCCAAATGCAAATGCCGTGCCCGCCCTTGTCCTTTCTGATAACCACCCGTTTTGAGTTTTTGAAAAGCATTTCGATATGTGCGCCGCTGTAGCGGCTCTTGAACTCGACAAGGCGGAAAATGTAGGATTTCTCGGTTTCCTTAACCTCCATCGTGATTTTGTAGCTGTCCCATATGCTCTCGTCATTCTCAGCCAAATAAATGCCCGGTTTAAGCACCTGCGTCTCCTCCTTTCAACTGAACTCCGCCATTCTTTTTGCCTCCGCCGCGCAGTCCCGGCACTCCTCGATGTCCTCAATGGCCTTATGGAGGGCCTGCGCGTAGAACGCTGGAACCATGCCTCCGTACGCGTACTGGCAGGCCGCCTTTTCCTCACAAAGCTCCTCGAGGAGCTTGTCGTAGTCAATCATGGCTGCTCACCTCCCGCCGGGCGGTGCAGGTAGAGGTCTCGCGGCTTTCTGACCGGGTTGCGGCTGCAATTCCAACAGCAGTCCATGTCCCGGCTGGCCGCCTCGTGGACGCAGCCCGCGCAGCCAACGCCGTCCGCAATGAGCGCGTAGCCTGCCGCCGTTTCCGGGTCTATGGGCTTCTCGTACTCGATGTAGCCCCAAGCCTCTCGGCCAACCTCCTCGCAGTAGGTCTTGCTGTCGAAGTTGAAAACCTCCTTGACCGCGTTCCCCTGCGGCTTCGGAAACGTGCCCGGCCCTACCGGGCGTTGCGTGCTATAGTATCTCATTCGTCCTCATCCTCCTCTCCATATCCCAAGTTCTCCGCCGTGTTGATATCCCTCTCGGTAATGCTGCCGTAGGTGTAGCCGTTGTCATTGCGGAGGAATACAGGGCGGTCGCTATCAAACTCCTCAAGGATTTCGATAAGTTCTCCTACGGTCAGGGTGCGCCCGCACTGGTCGGGGCCGTAGCCGTTCCTCTTGCCCTCAATAAAAATCGCGTTCATGTACTCTCGTCCTTTCTCCCCGTCTCGCCGGTAGGTCAGCCCGCTCCTTTTAGCGTCAAATCGTGTTTCATGTGAAACGTTTTTGCCCCATTTCGGGGTATTTATGAGTAAAAAAATTAGTTCATGGTTTCGAGCAACCTCTGAATAAGTATGTCGCACTCTTGCAGCCGCTTTTTACCTGCTCTGTTGTCCTGCACCGCCTGTCGGAAACCTGCGCTTTCCGGGTCGTCTGCCAGTTCAACAATTTTCTGTGCTGCGTCGTCTGCAATGCGAGCCGCTTCCAACTTCGCATGATGAATGATGGATTTGATTGCCCCGGCCTCTGCTGTGGTAAGGCTTTTTTCCTTGAGTGTCCTGTTCTCCTCGCGGAGACTATCGACCTCTTTGCTTAAAGTATCGGAAGCAGATTTGAAGTGGTCTGCATCTTCCTTCGCTTGCTCGTACCTTTCTTTCATGCTGTCCGCGAAGTCGTTTTCGATGTTGCTCTCCGCAATCTCAAAGCAGCCTGCGAACGCCGTTCCTATGTAGCTGCCTTTACCCAGCTCCTCAACGATTTTCTTAATTTTTTCAAGTGCCTTGCGCTCCTGCTCTTTGGTAGCCAAGGTGCCAGTGCTGATAAGCTCAGCCTTGATAATCTGGCCGTTACCGTGGCGGTAAACCTCTCGGAAGTCTCTCCGAGCCTGTGCCTCGGTCGCCGCTGTGAAGCGGTCACTTCCTGTCGTGCCGTTTTCTCTTTGGAATGTGATTTCGTATGTATTCATCGTTCTTCCTCCTGTTATCTCGTTGCTAAAACGGTGTAAAAGTTATCCTTTTCCGTGAGCTTCTCAATGAACTTTTCTAATGCCTCATCAGTCTTGAAACTCTTGCGCTTCGTAACCAGCTTGTCGCTCTTGTTGAACTCCTGCCATGCAATCTCTCTCATATTTCCTCCTCTGTCCCATTTTGGGAAACTGTGTTTTGTTTGCCTTGACTGTGATTACATTATAGCCCCTATTTGGGGCAATGTCAACCAAATTAAGAAAATAATTCCCCAAAATGGGACATTTGCTGATTATGCTGTATTTTATGTGTGGCGCATTGTTGACTTTTTTCTGTTTTGGGGCAAAAAAATAAAGCCCCCTCCCACGGATTTCTCCGCGAGAGGGGGCAAGCCGTTTTTGGCTTAATCCTGTTCGTGCAGCTTCGGCTCCGCGTCGAGCTGATTGATGGCCGTCTGCGCAATCGTCGCAGCAGTAGCCGCCGCTGTACTTGCTGCAATAGCGGTCGTGTCCTCGGTGCTCTCCATTACCGGGAGTGCAAGCATGGTCGGGGTCTCCAACTTCTGCTTGCGTACCTCTGCTTCAATTTTATTGGAGAGGTATTCCGTAAGGTCGCCGTAGGTCTCCTGAATAAACGCCGTGGCCGCCGGGCTGATGGAAGCGAGACAAGCGTTTAAGGCTTTCTGTGCTGCCTCTTTCTGCGCCTCCATAGTGAATGTGCCGTTCTTTTTCAGCTCGTCCACGAACGTCTGACTTGTGGCCGCTACTGCGTCCGAAATCGCATTTGCAATCTCGGTGATATATCCCTGTATCTTCTCGCTGTCGGCACTCGCTTTGGCTTCCTCTGCGGCCTGCTTAATCCATTTGATGGAATAGGCTGAAACGATAGGGATAACCGCAATGATAACGGCCTGCAAAATCTGAAACAGTAACTCTTTCATGTGCTCCTCCTTTATGCCGGGATTGTTAACTTCCAGCCCACGACGATATAGTTCGCCGTGATATTGCTGTACTTGCTCTTGTTCGCGGCCACAATCTTCGCTACGGTCGTACCGTATTTTGCGGCCAGTTCAGAAAGTGTATCGCCTGCTACCACTGTATGGGTAGTCGTCTTGCTGCTGGTGGTTCCGCCCGTGCTGCTTCCCGCTGCTCCGATGTCCGCAGCGTCTACCCAGCCATAAACATTGCTGGTGTTGTCCGTGTGAACGATATGGTACGGGTGCTTCGCGCCCTTGGAAATCAGCGTAATCTTTGCCGGGCCTGCTTTCGCAGAGGAGCCGCTGGTACCGCTCGCGCTGGTGTAGTGCTTGCTACCGCTAAAATGCACCACGTCACCTACGTTGAAACTGCCAGAGGCGGCCCCGCCACTGCCGGGGATTTTGATTTTCTGACCCACCTTAATCAGGCTTGGATTTGAAATGCCGTTGTACTCCGCGAGCTTCTGGTAGGTCGTCCCGTACTTCTTTGCGATTCCGATAAGGGTATCGCCCGCAACAACGGTATAGACCGTCTCGCCGGTGGACGGGGCCGCCGGCGCCCGCGCCGAGGCGTTTGTTGACCTCCTGCGCAATATACGGGAACTTGCTCTCAAGGTAAGGGCCGGGGCAGGCCGTAGCCGTGAAATACTTGTGCATAGTGAGGTTCCCATTCTTGTTCCCGGTGAAATTCAGCTTTGCAATGCCATTTCTCTTGCAGATGTCTACGCAAAGCTCAATCAGTTTTGCGAGTGCGGTGTCGCTGACGTGCCACTGGCCGCCGATTTGGTCGTTTGCTACCTCAATGGTGACGGCCTGATTGTCGTTCTCCGGGGAGCTGCTGGCCCACGAGCGGTCTTTTTCCTCTACATACATACCCACGCGCCCGTCGCTGCCAATGCCATAGTTCGCGCTGGCCTCGCGGGTCTGGAACACATTGCCGCAGGTCTCCACAGAAAGGTTCCCGGCCATGTGGTGAATGGTGATTTTCTTAATCGTGTTGTTTCTCGGGCTGTTCCTATGTGGGCTGATTTTGGTGTAGTTCACCAATGGGCTGTTACTCATACTGTTACCTCCATTTCCGGGCGCGCCGCCGGTCTTTCCGACGTACTTGTCATAGTACGTCTGGCCGTAGCCCGCCCTCTTTACTTTGACTGCCTCGCTTTGGTCTGCCGGGCGTTCAAAATCCACGAGTACCCTGTCGCTGGCCGCTCTGACGGCGGAAGCCGTCTTGAGTGCCGCAAAAAGGCTCGCGTAGCTGCCGCTCAATTCCTTGCATAAAAAATCGAGCTGCATTTCCAAGTCCCCAATGGACTTTCCTGCGGCCCGTGCAAACGTAAGCATATTTTCTTTTCGGCTCCAAAAAGTCCACTGCGCGAGGCCATACCCCGCGCTATCGTGGACGAAATTATCATAGGAGCCATTGTCAACGGCTACCGTATAGCTGTCGTCGGTGTACCCCAGCTTCTTTTCGTAGCTGTTCTGTAGGTTCTTCGGGTTCAGCGCACTTTCGGCAAAAAGATTACCCATCAGTCCTGCCGCGCCTGCGCTGCTTAACCCTTTTCCAATGAGGTAGTTCCAAATTCGCTCCTCATTGGTTTTTCCGGTAAGTCCCATCTTAGCCTCCTAACGTATTGACGTTCTGTTGCTGCTGCTCTTGCGCACGCTTTTCAGCTTCGCGCATTTCTCGTTCCGCTTCTCTCTTGTCCTGCTGCTGCCAAGCGCGGTCTTGCTTGCGTTCTTTGGTGGTCTTAATCCAACCCATAATGCCGCATTCTCCGGCAAGGGCCGCAAAAACGCAGGTAACAAGCGTGTCCGGTACAGCTCCGTATTCTCGGAAAATCTGTATCATGGCAATCGTGAACGCGAAAAGTGAAACGCCGACGATAATGAGAATAATGTTCATTACCCCAATGCCTTTTTTCTTCTTTGAGGAGCGTTTTTTCTTACCCATATCGCGCCTCCTTTCTACATTCCGATTTGGGTAAATACAAAGCCGAGGACAATTCCGATTACCGCTGTTGCAATGTAGCCCACAACCTTGCGCCACATTTCCCCGTCGCGACCCTCGAGCACTTCCATGCGCTCTCCCTGTCGCTCTTGCTCCTTTGCCATGCTTTCCATACTGAGTGCCAATTTTTCCACCGAGGTAGTCAAGGCCCCAATCTGCCGCACGCTCTCCTCGAGACGTGAGATTCGCTTATCCTGCCGCTGATTTTGCTCCTCAAGCCGCTTACGGAACTCCTCGTGTTCTGCCCTTGTGATTGCGTCGTCCACGTTTTTCCTCCTTTCCCGGTGGCGCGTCTGCACAACCGAAAGTAAGAGGGGCGGTAACCGCCCCTCTCTGCTCATTCTCCGATTAGTTTTTCTCTCTCGGCTGCTGCCGCCGCCATCTTTTTCTCGATGTCTGCAACAGTTCCGAACTGTGCAAGCGCGTCCGCCTGCGCCTTGATGATGTCGGCCTGCTCTTTTACAAGACCCGTAAGCCTCTCAATAAGCTCGGTCGCCATCATTCCGCGTATTCCTCCCCGGTAATTTCTGCGTACTGCTCTGCGCTGATTTCACCATCAGCAACGCGACCCGCAAGCACTTCTTTGACCCCACTCTGACGGGAAGCAGGCATTTCCGCCCAAGTCTTTGTACCGGCTACCAATCTGTTCGCCCAAATCTCATTCATCAGTTTTCACCTCCGCTAATTGAACTAATCATTTCGTCCAGCTCACACAGTGCGTCCTCAACCGCTGTAACGTTTTCCGCCGAAGCTGCATCCAATTCGCACAACGCCTCCTCGATTTCAACAACTGCGGTGTTGGTGTTTTCCTCGTTTTCTGCGATTCGCACCCGGTTGCGGAAAACATACTCGGAAACGTCGCCTTGTGTAATAACAGCCTGCGGCGCGTCTGGGATTGTGTCCCCGCCGTTGATGTTGTAAAGGTCGCCATTCACAGATACCCCAAGGGCTTCTGCCTCATCTGCCTCTACATACGCGCCGCTGGCCTCGTTCACCTTGACGTAGCGCGGCTTGTCGCAAAGCGCAAGCAGCACCCCGCCGCTCAAAATTGCGTACATATCGTCCTTACCTCCTTGCTTTAATATTCAAAACGTCAGCAAGCCTTTGCAGCTCCTCCGGCTCTGCTTCAAAGAAGCGGTCATTAAACAGAATAAAGTCGTATTCAGGCCGCAGGAAGTGCCCCCAATCCCGCCCAAGGATTTCGGCCTCCTCTTTGCTAAACCGGAAGCCATTTCCTGCCTTGCGATTGCTGTATGCCAGCGCATGGGTTAACCGCCCGCGCTCGAGGCCCCTCCCATCGTCGTTCCGGGCAAAGTGTTTCTTTCCGCTCTCGCTCCTGCGATAGCACACCGCCTTTCCCTCCGGCGTGATAAGGGTTTCGCCTACGCATTCCAGCTCTGTCCCGTATGGGATATTGAGCTGACTGCCGCATAAAGCAAGCTCCTTGAACCTGTGATGTGTAATATACTTCATCTGTCCTTTTCCTCCTCTCCCAGCAGGCCGTGTCGCCTGTAAATCCAGCCCGCCGCCGTTTTTGTTGCTTTCATGGTACACGGGAATCTTTTCTTTCTGGCCGCCAGCTCCGCCTCGAACAATCCCGTAAATTTCTCGTCCATTGCCCGTAACGTGTCGTAGCTGTTGCACCGTTTCGCGTGTGCCCTCCATGATTGATAAGATTGAAATACATCTTCCGGGTTGAGCTTTCCCTCGTCAACCCAGCGGCGGAAGATATTGAGCTTTCGGCGCATTGCCTTTATGCTCTTGCGGCTCAACTTCATCGTCACCTTTCCGCTCTCCTCGAGCGTCACCCTCATTTTGAGGAACGCAAAACTATGGTGCCGGAACGGGTGATGATGTTTTTCTTGTCGCTCATGGCTATCCCCATTTCCTCCGCCAACCTGTAGAGGTTTTTCTTGATGTCCTCCAACTCGTCCAGTGAATTGCTTATCGCATACCCGTCGTCCACGACTGAAAAGCCCGGTTGTAATCCGCGCTGTTTGCAAAGAAATTGTTTCCGTCGTCTACCAGCTCATAGCAGAACGTAATCTCTCCCAAAAGTGCCTCCGCGCTGCTCACCACCATCACAAGGTAGCGGTGCCGCAGCTCGTAGTCGTGCTCGCTCATGTCCTTGTGGACATAAATCGCATTCGCCTTGAGGCTGTTGGTGTAAACCTCGTTCGCCAGCTCGAGCATATTGTTGGTGATAATCCACCTATAGCTCGTCGGAAACTTTTTGATTATCCGCACCGTGGTTTTACGCAGCTCCCGCGCGACGGAGATAAACTCCGCCGCCGCGTCCTTTCTGCGTGATTTGTAGACTGCCATTCGTCCTCCTTTCACTCTCTGCTTCCTTGTCATTCCGCTGCGGGGACTTTCGTCCCCTTGCTTCATTTAGGCCGCCGATTTCAGATTAGGCCACCTTAAAGCCCGGCGCGAAGCCCAGCGAAGCGGTCGCACTGGTGCCGTTCGCGCTCCCGTCCGCGGTGACAAAGCAAAAGCTGTTCGAGGACGTCGCAAACACGGAGCGCAGCCACCAAAGGCAGGCCGAGCCGGTATCGTTGTGCTTATACTTAACTTTGCTGTTGCCGTTCTTGTAGTAGTCGTACTGCTTCTGATAATTCTGTTCCGCGCTGTTGGCGTAACTGCGCTTACCCTGCACCTCGAACTCGGAAAGCAGCCAAATTTTGTCCTGCGTCGAGGTAACTTTGCTCGCTGTGTCGCTGCCACCACCCGTGTTGTCGCTGTACTTGGTGCAAGCCACTATAATGTTCTGCCAGTCTGCCGGTAGTGCTGCGAGGAAAGCCGGACAGATGGTTTTGCGCATATAGCTGTTGTTCCACCCTCCACTGTTTGTGTTGCTCGTGTTCATGCGGAACGCCGCCGAACTGCCGCTACTAAGATACTCGCTATCCACGAAAGCAATATCCTTACCGCTCGCGTCCTTTCCAATCTGGAAATGGATGCTGTTTCCACCCTCCACACTGGCATTGTGGTCGAATCCAAGGATAATTGCGTAGTAGGTGCCTTTAATAGTCAGCGCGCCGACTTTTCCATTGATTGCAATGGGGGTTTTATCGCCCACGCTCCAAAGGTTCTTTGCCTGTCCGGACCGTGCTGCCGCCTTAATGGTGGCCGGGTCATTTTTACTGAGGTCAGGGTTCGCCATCTGCACGTTTACGCTCACTGTCTTGCTACCCGGTGCATTGTGGTTCGTGCCCGCTGCGCAGTTGACTGTGATGGTCGTGCTGCCGTCTCCGACCGCCGTTACCGTGATAGTCGTCCCGCTTACCTTGACCGTCGCAACCCCGGCATTCCCGGAGGTTGCCGAAATTGCGCCGTCGCCCGCTCTTGTAGCGGTGATGGTGCCGGTCATAGAACTTCCTGCTCCCAGCGAGAGACTGCTTGTGTTCAGCGAGAGGCTGCCCGCCGCCTTTGCAATCGTCCAAGCCACCGTTTTTGCCCCGGTCGTGCCATCACTAAACTGGTAATTTGCTTTCGGGGTGAATGTGGCGTTATAACTGCCCGCATTGGTGCCGGTGGTCGTGCCGCCAATCGTCATTTTTTCACTGTCGTAGTTGCTCCATGTGGGGGACTGCGTGCTGCCGGTATAGGTCAGGCTGCCGCTCTGTGCCGGGGTCGCCACGTTCGCACGTCCAATCGACCAATTTACAGTTTTAGCCGTGGTCGTGCCGTCCTCCCACTTGTAGCCCTGTTTCGGGGTAAAGGTCACTTGATAGGTGCCCGCGTCGGTCGCGCTTTGTGTACCCCCTATTTCCAGCGCGTTCGGGTCGTAGTTGTTCCATTTCGGGGTCTGTGCCGCGCCATTGTAGGTCAATGTGCCGCTCTGCGAGGGAACTGCGCTGACTTTAGTTGTGATTTCCGTAATGGCCTCCTGCGCTGCGTCCGCCGTGTCTTTGGCGGACTGCGCAAGCTGTCTCACGGCCTCAAGCTCCGCCCCGGTTACGCCCGGGACATTAACTGCTCCGTATGCCATGCTTTACTCCTTTCCGTCCTCAATCCAGAACTCCGCCGCAATCTCTGCCGCCGGAATGCTGGTAGAACGAACTCGAATTATGCCTGCCATTGTCTCGTTTGTTGCGCACAGCCCGCAGGTCTTTGCTGTGCCGAGGCTTCCCGGCGCAATCGTGATTGCCGCCCGGTCACTCGCGGTTACTCCCTCTGCCGCAATGTCGTAATAATGAGGGTAGTCTCCGCTGCTGTCGCTTTTCCAGCCAGTCGTCGGAATGGTGATTGCCACCGCTGCCGCCTTGTTCGCCTTGACGCTTTCCAGCTCTCCAATCGCCTCGGTAACTGTCTGCGCCAGCTCTCCTACGAGGCCGCTCGCGTAGTTTTTCGCCGCCTCCGCGCAGGCTCTCAAGTGCTCAAATACTGTTATCTTGTTCATGCGTGACACCCTCCCATCATCGGAAAAATAACAGGGCGGGAGCCCTCCCGCCCTGCCGTGCTGCTTTTTCCTTATTGGGGTTAGGCCTGCTCAACCGCAAAAACCTCATTCAGCATTTCAGCAACTTCCTCCTCAGTCGCCACGTCCATGCCGTCGAGCTTTGCTTTGTCGTCCTTGGACATCAGGCCGTCAGCCTGCGCGGTAGCAGGGCTGTAGGTGGTGTCCTGTGCAGGAATGCCGAGGCCAACGATGTCGTCCTTGGTAACAGCCACAACCGCGCTCACATGGCCAGTAGCGTCCACCGTCACCTTGTAGAAGCCGCTGGCCTGCGCGTCATAGGCGGGGTGGGTGTACTTGTTCGCGCCCTCCTCAATTCCTGCCAGCTTTTCCTTTTCCTCGGTGGTGTAGTCGTTGGTAGAAAGGCCCTTGCCCTCCTCTTTCTCGACGTAATTGGTGAGGTCAACAGTAGTGTCGTCCAGCAGTACGACCTCGTTCTCCACTTTGGCGTAGATGTCGTAGTGCTTGGTCTTGCTGTTCATCACGAGGTACATAACATTGTCCTCGGCCTCCTCGGGGTCGGGAACAGCGTCCACTTTCTTGAAAGAGGCGTGCCCGGTAGCGGCAATGGCGGTCTGGATAGCCTGCGCGACCTCGCTGTTGGTCTGAAATGCGCTGTCGTTGCTAAGCTCGGAAACCTTGGTAGGCACCTTGATGTCCACTGCTTTTTCGGAAACCTCCTGTGCAACGCCGTTGACCTTTACAGTCTCAATGACGTTTGGCTCGCCGCCTGCGGTCACCAGTTCGTCCACACGACCGGACAGCTCGGTTACGCTGGCCTTGGTCGCATAGTCAGTCTTGACGCGCTGCGCCAGTACCTGCAGGGCCTCGAGTTTGATAAGTTTTTCATTGTTGTAAGCCATGATTTTTTCCTCCTTGAAAAATAAATTTTATTTTATTTATCGGGTGGCTGGCCCGGTAAATACAAAGGTTAGTTTCCTGCTCCCTCATCGGGGCTGTTGAAAGTATCGTCGAGCATTTCCTGTACGTCCTCGTCGCTGGCCGCTACATCGTCCAGAAGCTCGTCCCCGTCTACGGAAATTGTGCCATCTGGGGTTACGCTCACATTCTCTCCGATTTTCACGCCGCCGAGCTGCGTGGCCGTCGCCGCTGGAAGTGTGTAGCTTCCTCCACCTCCGGTGGTGCCTCCGCCGCCCGCTACCCCGTTCGAGGCGTTCAGCAGCAGTAAGCACGCCTGTATTTCGGCTGCCGGTGCCTTTTCTGCATAAAGCCTGATTTTCCCGTCCATCGTTCGGGCTGCCGTGCATAATCCGCACTCTGTAGCCGTCTCCATGTCCGCCGGAACCACGCTAATCACTGGTACCATTTCCTCGGTTACGTCGCTCTGTGGAATATCCACATAGAAACTCCCCTCGGCTCCCTCCTCCGCGCCAACGTCCCAGCCCGTGGCCGGGATTGTCAGCTCTCTTTTCACCGTCGCCCCTGCGATAAGCTGCTCCACAACCGCCCGCGTAACGATAGAATCGGGGTCGATGGTGGCCGTTACCTTGTCCACGTCCCCGACCGCTGCAATCAGGTCAAATGTCGCCAGCTTGCCTACGGCGGAGCTGGACGGTCTAATCCATTCCGGCCCGTTTTCCAGTACGAGGTAGGTGTAGGGTACCTCTCCCTCGTCCGGGTCGGCGGCATAAAGCAAAATGCCTGTTGCGTAAAAGCCCTGCGCCACGTCCGAGCTGTTAATCTGCACCGTGATTTGGCATTCGCCATTTACCGGGTTTGTCACGGCGGAGATTTTCGCATTCATCACGAAGTCCGCAGGTTCCGTCATTGTTTTCGGGCTTTGTCCCTCCGGGATTTGGCCCTTGCCAACGGCTGCTCTCGTATACTCCATCTGGCACCTGCCCGCCAGCACTTTCGCTATCAGGGCAATGCCGGGCGTGCAACTGTAGCTGCCGTCCTCAAAAATTGCCATGTTCATTTCCTCCTATCCTATAAGTTTTGATTTGGTGTGCGTGTGGTAGTAAACACCTCCTGCGCCGTCTGTGTGGCCCGTAGCGGCGCGTTCTGCTTCCAGTGGTATTCCTTTCGTCCCCGGTTCCAAAAATCCACTGTAGCCCACATTCAGCCCCGTCCTGCCGGTTCTGTCCTCGCCCACGGGGTCGGGCGCGAAATAACTTGCCGTCGCCCCTCCGTAGGAAATATCGACCGGGAACCTGCTCACCCTGTCCTCGCCTACCGGTTCGAGCTTGAAGTTCGAGCCGGTTGCGCCTCCAAATGATATATCAAGCGTCTGCCGGAACGTCCGCCGAATGTGTATCTGCATATCCAGCGCAAGGTGCGCTGGTATTCGCCGCAAAAGGGTATTGAGGAGGTTGTTCTCGTCGAAGATTTCCCCGTTGATTACGATGTAGATAACCCCGCGCGCGAAGTCCACCGCCACGGTGTTGTCTGTGTAATTCGCAATTACCCCTCGTATCTCCGGCTCTCCGATATGCCCGTACCCACTAATCCGCCCGATGATAACGCGCTTTCTTTGGTCGAGCGTCAGCGGCTTGGAATAGGTGATATTCAGGATTTTTTCCCATATCTTCACCGTCTCCAAGTCTGCTGTCAGGACGAAATTATTTAAGTACGCCTGCTCAATGTGTGCCTCAAGCTCATCGGCAATTCTGCCCTCCGCCTTGAGGATTTCCACCATCTCAAAAACGTCCCTGTAATACCGTGGATAGTAGGTAATCAGTTCCTCGTAGTTGCTTTTGAAATATTTATCGTAAAACTTCACTCAACAGCCACCTCCTCCAAGACAGGAACATCGTCCTCCCCGGAGGTGATGTTGTGGGTGTCGCCGTTTAGCTTTAGGTCGCTGTAGTCCACAAGGTTCTTTAATCGGCTCAAAATAGCGCCGATTGCCGAAATCCTCACCACCACGTCCTGTTCGTCGTCAGTCCCGAGTACAAGCTCTCGGAAGTATGTCCCGATGGCCTGTGTTGCCTCCTCCTCTGCTGCTTCCTTTGTGGCCCCGCTTACCAGCTCTGCCGCAAAAGTAACCGTAACCGGGAGAGGGCTGGCCGCAACTGCCGTAAAGTGCGCCCCGATGTTTGCCCGCCCGTTTCCAAGCCCGTCGCCCACCGTGTACGTTTTGCCGTCCACCGTAACCGTCATGCCCTTGTCTGCTGGGTCGATGTAGTTCTGCACCTCTAACACCTTTGCGGCCCCGAGGGGCTGCCCTACGGTGTCTATCAGCACCCCTTTCACCGTGTTCTCCCCGTTCCACAACGGCACAATCCTTGCCCGGCCTACGCCGTCAATGCTTTCGCACCACGTTTTGTAATGCTGCTTGTTTCCGTTCTCTGCCGGGCCGGAAATCTTCTCAAAGACACGGTTACGGAGGCTTTCGTCGTCCTCCGCGTCGCTGCCGTTCTCGTAAATCTCCCCGAACGTGGCCGAAATCAGCCCCTCTATGTTGTTCACCGGGACTGCCGGGGTGCCCGCGTAGATGTTGTTTCCGCTTTCTCCCGCTACCTCTGCCTCGAAGTAGTAGACCCCCGTGTTCTCGTCCTGCCGGAGAACAAAATAGGACAAGTCGTAGTAGAAGCGTTCTCCTACCTCCGGCGTTGTCCCGTCAAAAATAGCTCTGTATTTGGCCCGCGTCGCCGCCAGCCTTGTTATGCCGTACTCTGCGGCCTTGGTGTCCAGCGCCTCGTCCGTGGCCGTCGCTACGGTCGTCATTTCCACCACGAGGTCGAGGTCGGTGTAGAGCTTCGCAACCTTTAGCAAAATGCCCGAAACCGCGTCATAAAAGATACTACCCTGCCGGGTGTCTATCCCCTCCGGCGCACTGTTCAGCACGTCCTCCAAAAGTCGCTCATAGGTATAATCCTCAAACACTCTAAATCACCTCCTCAATCTCTGTCTCCCCGAAAATCGTGTCGGCCTTGAATGAAATGTGGGCCGCGTCCTCCTCGAGGTCGATGTGGAAATCGTAAATAGACAGTATTCGCGTGTCCGGGAGTAAAGCGTCCTTTACAAATCCCTCCGTAGCAGCTTCAATGTAGTCCCGCGTTGCGTCCTTTCTGATTATCGCGTCCTCTATCTCGCTGCCGTACTGCCGGTCGTAAATCAGGCACTTAAAGCGCGGCGTAATAATCGCCTTTCGGATTGCCTGATTGACTGCTTCCAGCCCGTCCACCTTTCCAACAATTCTTCCGTTCTCAAGGTCGAGCCGGTAGGTCAACGACGGCTGTTCTTCCGCCTCTGTGACTGTTTCGACCGGGATAGGGATAAAAACCTCTGCCATGTTCAGCTCACCCTATCCAGCACAAAATACTGCTTCCCGTGGTTGAAAGAAAGGACGTGAACTTTCTCCCCGGTTCTCAGCGCATTATGCACCGTGATTTTCTTTCTGCCGGAAATCGCGTGCCGGTGCGCGGCGTATGCTGCCTCGCCGCTACCGCCGCTCGCGTTTTCCGTCTCCCATTCCACCGTGACCTCTGTGGTGTAATCCGTCAAATGCCACGGAACATAGGTAATGTTCGGCCCAATTATCAGCTTCTCGTCGTTGACAATTTGGATTTTGAGGGGGCTTGCGGACTTCACAATGCCCTGCAAGACCTCAATCCCGCTGCTTGTCATACCCTGAATGAGCTGCTTCAGGCTCGTTTTCTCGCTTTCGTCTGCCATGTCCGTCCCTCCTCTTAACTAAATGAACCATCGTCAACCCAACCATATACCCGCGTGCTGCTGTCCGTGTGTATCAGGTGCCACGGGTGTTTGGCTCCTTTTGCAATCAGCGTGATTTTGGCCGGGCCTGCGGCGCATTTGGAGCCGGTCGGGTTGCTGGCGGTGCTGCTGACGTAGTGGTAGCCGCCATTGAATTGCACCACGTCCCCGACCTTGTGCTCTCCTCCTCCGCTGCTCTCGCCCTTTTTCGGCTTGGAAAGGTCGTTCGCATAGTTGAGTTTGAGCGACATCAAGTGGCTGTTGTCCTTGAACGTGTGCGTATCCTCGTCCACATAGAACGTCCGGGAAAGCCCCAGTTCCGGGATAATGATATAAACCCCTATCCCGGAAATAACCTCCGGTATTCCGACGGCCTCCACGCTCAACGTCCGTTCCGGCGTGCTCTTTTCCTCGAGCATACTTTCAATGAGGTCGTTCACCTGCGCCGTCGTTAGGCTCTCGTCCGGCTTGTCAATCTCTTGGAATACGCCGATTTTGCCCTCCAATGTTGAGTTGCTTTTTTCCGCGATAGTGGTGCCCTCTTTGGAAACCATCTTCACGCGGGTTTTGATGTCCTCAATGCTCCGGGTATAGGAGTATGTCGTCAGGTTCGCCCCTACCTCAATCACCCACTGCATGATGTTCTCCCTGCGAGTGAGTAGGTTCAACTTGCCTTTGCTGCTCGAAACGTAATGCCTTATGCCCGTCGCGTCAAAGTCAAGGCTCAAAGCGTCTGCTATCGCGTCGAACGCGGTTGTCTTGCTCTTTGTCAGCTCCGGTATCTTGTAGGAACACTCCGAAACTTCCCCCATCGGGAGGCCGAAGCGGGTGCAGCAGTCCCGGAACACCTCGCTCGCGGTCTTGTTCTCGTAGGTGAATGTGTCCTTGTTGTTTGCAAGGTAAATCCCGTTGTCATACGCCGTAAACTCGAGCATTTTCCGGTTCGTTTGGGTCTGCTTCATAATAATTCCCCGGAAAAGTTCTGCCCCGTTATAACTGAATATGCACTGGTGCCCTTGCTCCACGTCGATTTCGCTCCGGGCGTGTTTGTACCCGTCGTCGTCAATCAGCGTGACGGAAAGTGTGCGGGAGGAGGAGCCTTTTCTGCCTTTCCAGCTTATCTTTTCAACAAGTTGTGAAACGTCGTAGCCCTGTTCTCCCTTGATGATGATTAGGCTTATTCCGTCGGCCATTGCCTCCCCTCCTTATGGAATAGTCAAAACCTGCCCCGCATAAATGAGGTTCGGGTTTCCCCCGATTACCCCCTTATTGGCGTTGTAGATTTTCGTGTAGTCTGCTCCATTGCCGTAGTATTTCTTAGCAATGTTCCACAAGCAATCCCCGCTTTTGACCGTGTAGGTTTTCGGCTGTACCGTGTTGTCAACGCGCGTGTCCTGCTTCTGCACCGTGGCCGTGGCCTTTGGTATATCCACCTTGACCTGCCGGACGGTGATTTCCCGATATTCTTTCAGCGTTATTTCGTACTGGTACGTTCCGGGGTCTCCTCCCTCCTCCGAGTAGTTAAAGTCCTCGATGGAGGCATAAAGGTCTACCCCGCAGGCAGTTGCAATAAAGTGGATAGGTTTCTTGCTCGCTTTCCAAGTATTGATTTTCTGAATGAGGGTCAACGGTTTGGTAATGCTGCTGACCTGTATTCCCGGAAACCTCGCCGCCGGAAAGAAGCTCGAAAACTTAAATTGCAGGGCCGGGCGGCTCTGCATGATGATGATTTCGCCCAGCCCCGTAATGTCCACACTGTCGTTACTGCTGCCGTTCCTTGTCTGAAAGCTCTCCGGTAGGACGGGGAGCTGTATCTTTTCTTTTTCCGCGTTGTAGGTCAACCACATCTGGTATTTAATACTCATACGACAGCTCTCCCTCCTCGTAGATTTCGCTCTGGATTATCTTCATCAGCACAGGTTTCAGGTGCTCGGTCAGGATTTCGAGGATAGCCGCTCTGTCCGCTCCTCCATTTCCGCTTACCTCTATCGCGCCGCTGCCCGCTATCTCGAGCAAAATGCGCTTTACCTGCTCTGTTGCTTTGTCTGCTCCGGCCTCTGCCGGTGTTGAGAATACCTGTAGCGGCCTCCTCTTGTCGTTCAGGGCATTTATCAGCCGGTCGGTCTCCTCGGTCGGGAATACGGTGCTGCCCTGCTCCCCGACAATCAGCTCCGGCCCGTTTTCGCCTGCGATAAAGTAGTCCGTGCTATCGGTCGTCCCGCTCGCGTATGCCGCTGCGGGCCGTGCCACAAGCTCCGGCCCCTGTTCGCCTGCGAGGAATAGGCTCTCCGCATTGGTGGTGCCGCGTGCGTGGCCGGGAACTCCGCTCGAGTTGACGCTCACATTGATGTTTGCGTTCGCGCTCGAAAGAGCCGCCGAAACCGCGTTTGCAACCTCCTGCGCCGCCGCTACCGCGCCACTTTTTCCGGCTCGGATTTTATCTGCATACGAGGTAATCGTGGCACTTGCGGAAGCTGCCGCCTCGTCACTCAGGTTCATGCCGTCGATGGTCGTCTGCATTTCCTGCTCAATAGCGTCCATCTGGGCCGTGAAATCGGTCTGCCAGTCTGCTACGGCTGGCGCAGTCTGCTCCTGTGCAGCCTGTACCTCTCCGACGGTGTTCGCCAGTTCTGCGACTGCTTCCTCATTGCCGTTTTTGATTGCCGAGGCCATACTTGCAGCCAGCCCAGCGGCCTCCTCGCTGCCGGACTGCGCATAGGCCATCAATGCTTCGTAGTTTTCCTGCGTAATGCCCAAATCCTCTGCCGAGGTGTTTTTCAACGTCTCGATGTTGGCCCCGTAATTTTCCCAATACGCGAGCTGGCTATCGAGGGCCGCCTGTGCATTTGCGACGGTGGCCTCCATATCAGCCTCCGCCTCGTCAAATAATCCAAACTGCCCCTCAAAGCTCTCGAGCGCCGCCTGATACGCCTCGTCATAGGCTGCGCAAAGCTCCTCTACCTTTGCCCGAACATTCTCATAGGCAATAGAGACGGCTTCCTCATAGGTTGCCGGGCTTTCGGCTGCTTGCTCTGCTGCCTCCGCAACGGCTTCCCATTCGCCCTCTATCTCTGCTATTGCGGCCTGATTTTCGTCGTAGGCCGCCTGCAAATCCTCAAGGGCACTCTTATATTCGTCCGTGTCGGTGGCCCATGTTCCGAGCCAACCGGTATTGTTATAAAACCATGCGTCACTCAAAAATGCAGCGTTAGCGTCGCTTTCTTGAGATAGCCGCAGGTTCTCCTCTGCTTTTGCGATTTCCTCCTCGAGGTTCGCCTGCTCTTTCAGGAGGTCAACATAGGCTTGCTGCTGCTCCGCGTGCCGTTCCTGCTCCGCTTGAGCCTCTGCCGCCCTTTTCGTAGCCTCGAGCCAATTCTCGGTTCCGCTTGTTACGTCGTCATAGGCCAGCGCAAGGTCTGGTAAATCCTCGTTGAGCTGGGCTATTACTGCTTTTAGCTGCTCCTCCTCCGCTGCTGTGCGGTTCGTTTGGGAAGCCAAGTCCTCTAATTTCTGGATAAGAGAAAGCGTACCTACCTCGTTCTCATTGAGGGCTGTCATGCTTTCCTCGTAGTCCGAAATCAGCTCGTTATGGCTTTCTACCAGTGCGTCAACCTCCGCCGTGAACTCCTCCACGGTCTGACGGTTCGCTTCAAAAGCTGCTGAAAGGTCGTCTACCTGATATTTCAGCCGCAGAGCTTCCTCCGAGGTCTCCCCGTACTTCTCGCAAGCCTCGTCGTATTCTGCGTTGAGGTCTTGCAGCTCGTAATACTGCTGTCGGGTGGTGGCCGTCATGTCTGCGGTTTCGTCCTCTGCGTCCGACATGGGCCGTTCCCGCCGCCACAATGCCTGTTATTGCAAGGGCTACCCAGCCAATCGGCCCAAGCGCGGTGTTCAGGGCTGCGCCAAAGGCGGTAACTGCCGGTATTGCTACTGTGGTAACGAACGTAACACCGGCTATTCCTGCGACTACAACTCCCAGCCCTATGCCGATAGCTGTAATCGCTTTTGTGAGGGTCGGGTGCTCCTGTAGGAACTCTCCTATACCCTGCACAAATCCCGCCAGCGCATTTGAGGCTTTTTCCAGCGTTGGGGTTACAGCCGTTCCAAAGGCTGCGCTTATGGAGTTGCCGGCCTGCTGCCAGTTGTCCCCCATAGACTTCGCCTCGGTGCTTACTTTCCCCAGTGCGTCGTACATATCCAGCGTTCCGCCCTGAATGTTCGCAAGGACAGGTAAAATGCTCGCTTCCAAGTCCTCGTACTGCGTACCAAACAAGGCTACCGCCGTCGTGTTCTTTTCTACCGGGTCGCTCATGCTGTTTAAGGCGTTCACGACCTCGAAAAAGGCTGTGCTTGCCTGCTCCCCGCCTGCGGCAAATCTCGCGGTCATTACGTCCGCGTTCATGCCAAGGTTCTCGAACGCCTCTGCCGTGCTGTCGGAGCCGTCTTTGGCGCGAATATTGAACTCCTTAACCGCGTCGCCTACCTTGTCCATCGAGAACACGCCTGCGTCTGCGCCGTCCACAAGGCTCGAAAGGAACTCTTGCGCAGAAAGACCAAGGGCTGCATACTGTGGCGCATATTCGTTCAAAACGTCGAGCAAGTCGCCGTTTCTGTCTGCGCCCTGCTGCGCGCCGATAACAATGAGGTTATATGCTTCCTCTGCGGATAGGCCAAAGTTTTTCATCAGGGCACTTGCCGTCCGGGAGCTTTCAGACACTTCATATCCGAGCACATTATTCAGGACGAGGCCCGCATTCGTAGCCTCTTCCAATGCCTCTCCGGTTAGGCCCGTGGCCCTCTGCACCGAGGTCATGCCTGCGGCTACCTCATTGAGGCTTTCCGCGTTTGAGTTTGCGAACACATTAGTTGCGCTCGCCATCAGGTTATCCAGCTCTTGCCCGGTCGCGCCCGTGGCCCCGACGATAATCTTCTCCGCCTCGGAAAAAGAATCCGCCAGTTCATAGACCGCGCCGGAAATCTCTTTCAGCGTGGCCGTTATCCCGGCTGCGGCAAGAGCCGAGGCAATCCCCTCAATGGCTTCCTTACCGGACTTTCCGCCTTGTTCGGCCTCCTCGTTCGCTTGCTCGGTAGCTTTTGAAAGCTCCTCTGTAGCGTCGCTGGCCTTACCGTTGGCCTCTGCCAACGCCTCGGCCGCGTGCCCGGCCCTCTCTGCTGCCGCTTCAAGCTGATTTAGGTCTGTGGTGCCGGAGGCCATTGTGCGGTCGTAGGCTTCCATTGCAGCGTCCGCCTCTTGCTGGGCCTGTTCCAGCTCATTCATGGCCTCTGCCGCTTTTTCCGCCGCCTCCGCAAGGTTCGCTTTGACCTCTGCCGAGACCTTTTCGTTATTGGTAACGGATTTTATAGCCTTGTCGGACTGCTCAATCGCGTTACTCAAGCCCTCCTGAATGTCCGCTGTTGCGTCCATGCTCTTTCCGAGGGCCTGCGCCGACTGCTCGCACAGCTCGAACATTCGCTGCTGTTCTTCCAGCGCGTCCGCCGACTTCAATCCCATTTCCACCAATTCCTCGGTGGAGTAAATCGCTTCCAGCGCGCTCCGGTCATAATTGCCGACCGCGCTCGTCCAGTTATCTACCGAACTCTGCAAGCTGTCAATGGAGGTTGCAACCCCATCGACCGAAGAAACCGCCGAGCTAACGCCACCCGAAATGTTATCAAAGGCGGCGTTCGCGGCTGCTCCTGCCTGCTCGAATTGTGCAGCCATGTCCTGCCCACTCTCGGCCATTCTGCCGAGCTTATCGCTCATTTCATCAACGAGCTTAAACCGCGCAAGCAAGTCTGCCATTCTCACCGCCTCCTTTCAATGATGGTGTCACGCCTTACCGGGTTTCTATCCTCCTCAAGCTCCGAGGCTATATAAAGCAGCTGTATCTCTCGCGGCATTTTGTAAAACTCCTCCATGCGGAGGTGGTGTCTCTGCCAGAGCACGCTCGCCCAATAGCCGTCGGAGCCGGGAGTGCTTACGAGTTTTTTGCGGCTTCAAGCTCCTCATCGTCGTTGACTGCGCTCGCAAGGCCAAGGGCCTGCATAACCATGCGGGAAACGTGCTGGTACTCATCCGCTTTCGGAAATACCTTGAGCGGCATATCCGTCACGTCTACGCAATGGTAATACTCCATCAGTTCCTTGTCCTTGAGGTTCGGGAACTGCAACGCCTCTACAATCAGGTGGCGGCTGGCGCGCGCGCTGTCTTTTTCGGTTTTCCAGACAACCTCTCCCATAGCAATCAGCGGATTGCCTTTCTTGTCGGTCGCCATGCTGCGCTTGCGGTATGCGTCGTTAATGCGGTTGATGTCCTCCTGAGACAGTACCTTGATTTCCAGCGGGAGGATATTGCCCTCGTCGTCGGTAATGCTGGGGCAGCCCGGCGCGGTAACGACTTCCGGCTCCATGCTGCGCATAAAATACTTGAGATTCTTCTTTGCGTCTACCATATCGTTCAGTCTCCTTTTCGATAAAAAGTAATAGCCCCTGCGCCTTTGCGCGAGGGGCTATCCCATTAAAGAATATCCTTTGCGTTGAAAGAAATCGCGTCCTCCACGACCTCACCGCCGCTGTCCAGCATAGTCAGCGGCAAATCACCGGTGAGCACACAACCCACGCAGGTTACGGTATTTGCGCCGTAGGTCTTGTAAAAGTCGCTGTTCTTGTCGTCCATAATGCCCTGAATAGTCATTTCTGGGGTCTCATGGCTGTCCTTATACTCGGCCAGCTTCTCCTCGAGCCACTTGGAGGAACGTCTGCGGGTAATGGTGCCCGTAATGGCGTAGCCCAACCAACGGCTGCTGGGTGTCAGCTCGCCAAGTTGTCTGCCCGTCCAAACATCAGGTGTAAATTTGATTTCACACTTAATGCTGTCTGCAATCTCCACCCCGTCGAGGTACACATGGCCCTCGCGCAGGGAAATCGGTGCGTGATTATATTCCATCTGTTATCCTCCTCTCTTATCTCGTGGTGATGGTGAAATACAGCTTTTCCGCGCTGTCTACGGCCTGCAAGCCCACGTTGAAATAGGTCTCGTCGTCCACGCTCTTTTCGCGGTCTACGAGGAAATCCTCGTCGTAGGACACGTTGGTAATCGCGCCCCCATCCTCGAACTGGCGGAGAATGGTCTTGCCGATACCCTCCATAATGCCCCAGCCGTTTTCCTCGTTGTCGTACTTGTTCGGAGGGAAATTGAGCTGCACGGCCTCTTGGAATGTATCGTACACGCGGATAACGCGGTTCTTGCGGTAGCTCTTGTCTTTCTTGTCCGCAAAGGTAACGAGGCTGTTGATGTCATATTCCACCACGACCTCGTCGTTCTCGTTGATAGAGAAGAAAAATTCGCCCGCGTTGATGGCTGCAATAGCCTCCTCATTGCTCTTAGGGCTGACGACAGCAGTCGCGCCCGCGTACTGGATATAGGTCAGGCTCTCGGTGTTGCTGGCCCCTGCGGTCGCTCCTGCGACCCAAGCGCAAGCCTCCGCCACGCTCAAATCGTCCCCGTCAAGGGAGACGCTATTCGTCACGTTGATAACGCCCTCATAGTCCATGCCCGGTGCGTTCGGCATAACCACCTGCACGCCTTTGCCCATGTTGTCGCGCATATATTTAATCTTGGTGAGGGCTGCCTGCTTGATGTTCGCTGCGTCCTCGCCGTCGAACGGGAAGCACACCGTATTGAACTTCACGCTCTCCCAAGCGTCAATGAAGCTGGTAATATCGGTGTTTGTCACGTCCTCGTCGCTGCCGCCCGCAAGGTTCGTCCCTACAGCTTCCCCAAGGTCTCCTGTACCCGAAAAGTCGATATAGGGGTTCTGCTGCGCAATCAGCTCCTCGATGGTGTTCAAGCCCTCATATTCCGAAACCTTTGCGCCGTCGAGGTGCACGATAACGTCATAGCCGCCCAGCGGGTTCACGTCCACAGTAACCGTCAGCGCATTGCCTCTGCTGCCGCCGTACTTGGCAACTGCGGTGAGGGTGTTGGTGCTACCGGTGTCTGCCTTTGTGGTCGCTGCGCTCTCCGGGTATGCGACGTAAGCCGTAAAAATCTCCTCCGCGTCGTCCTTGCTGACAACCACGTTGAAAGAAACATCAGCACCGCCCTGTTCCAGTGCGGCCAGCTTCTTATAGGTTTCAGTCGTCAGGAAATCCGCTGCTCCTGTGATTTTCACGCCGTCGATGGTAATGGCGTACCCCTGTCCTATCAGCGCGGTTACAGTGTCAAACAGCCCGGTATTTTTCACTTCGGTTACCGGTCCGGTCAGTGTCATGGTGAGTTTGCGGCTGCCCTCGTCGTAGTTCAGCGTGCAGCCGGTCAAATCCTCTTTCGCTCCCATGTTCTGCGCGATAGCTTCGCTTACGGCGGTGGAAATCTCGGTGGCCTCCTGTTCGGGCAGGGTCATTTCGATTTCCGCCGTGGCCTTTTTGCCCTCCGTGAGGATATAGGCATAGACCGTAGTGGCCCGCTTGAACGCCTCGCGCAGGAGTAGCATTTGGCGGTTCGGGTCGTTGTCATAAATGCTGTACCCAAAGAGCGCGGCCTGTGCGTCCGGGCTGGCATTCGTCAGTTTGACGAACCGCTTTGCCGGGCCATAGCTCGCTTTCGGGAGGGGAATAATTACAGTGCCCCGCGTGCCGGTGCTGTCTACCGCGTTTTCTCTACCGCTCTCGAAGTTGATATACGCGCCCGGTCGCACCTTGCCAACGAGCTTATCAAATCGTCCTCCGGCCATCTTACTTCACTCCTTTCTTTTTCCAAGCCTCAATATGTGCTCTCATTTCTTCTACGGTGTACTTTCCAGTCATACCGTAGGTTGCGCCCGCGAATGTGCTCGTCGAAACTCCGAAAAGCTGGCGGCAATTCGCGCCCAATTTTTCGACCGTGAATTTCGGCGCGGCTGCCTCTTTCGGGGCGGCCTTTGTTACCACGGTCGTTTTGCGTTTGGTTGCCATTATTTTTCCTCCTTAATCCGGTTATCTGCCGGAAGATTGCAGCGGTATGGCGTAGGTTTCCAGCGCCTCCGCGTATGCGTCTGAAATCTCTTTCCCCGACTTCATAAACACATCAAGGTTGACCGTCTGAGTGCGTGCCCTGTCCTCGAGCGTGTCATTGTACGGTCTCCGGCTCCGCCAGCTTACGGTAAGCTGCGCGGCCCCGTCGTCCAGCACTTTCAGCTCTGGGTCATTTAATCGTACCCAGCTCCGCTCTACCGTGCTGCCGTCCTCCGCTATCAGCGGTACGAGGTTCCGCGCCGCCTTTAACGCCGTAATGACCGAAAAGCCGAGCGAATAGGCCCCTTGTCCCGTCTTGTGGAAAAGTTTGATATACCAAACGTAATCCATGTAGTAGGTCAAAAAGGTCTCTCCGCCCGTGTCAATCTCCGGCGTAGGGAAGTAGGCTGCCGGAACACAGAAATGCTGCGGCACGTTCCAGTAATACGGGGACGGCCCTTGCGCGTTATCCAACACGAACTTGATAATGCTTGCCATTTCCTGCTCAAGCATCCTCTCACCCCCTTAAAATCCGCTGAAATAGCTGTCGAGCCATTCCTGCAATTTAGCTTCTAAAAGCTCCGGGTAGATTTGGCTGAGTATGCGCAATGCGCTCTCCCAGTAGTGCTTGCCCTCTACCCAGTGCTGTTTCAACATCATTCCGCCCTCTGCGGACGGGTCGTAGATGAAGCGGTCGCCCTCCCAATATCCCGGTACAAATCGCCTCGCTACTCCTTTGGTGTTCGTCCAGTGCCCGTCGTTCACATAGCCTGCATAGTCTACGTTGGTGCCGACTTCGAGCGTTAGCCCGTTGTCTGTCAGCTCCCACACGTTTCCGTCGCCGCCTTTTTCAAAGCTGGCAAGTAGCTGCCTGCTGTCTACGACCTTGCGCCGGACAATCTCGTCCTGTAATATCCTCAAAAACTCGTTCCCAAGCCCCTCCAAAAACAGTTCAAACTCTTTTCGGAAATCTCCCTTTGCCGCGCTCTCCACGCGCCCGAAAAATGCTTTCAGGTCAGCCACGTCAATTTCAACGGTATTGCCGCTCACAGGTGCCGCTCCTCCTCAATCTTCTTGATATAGACGAAAAGGTGATGGCTTCTTACATTGACCGGCTGTTCCGCCGTGTACTCCTGCCCGGTCGCGCAGTCCACAATCTTGTCGTTGAGGCGCACGTCCGTTCCGATGGGCAAAGTGAGCTTGATTTTTGCGTCCATCAGGGCCGCCGGTTGGGTTTGCGTTACGCCTATGCTTGCGGAACGCACTCCAAAATGGCAGGTCTGCCCGCTGATGTCCGGTTGCTTTGGGTACGAGAAAGAGGGGGAGGCCGGGAGGTTAAAACCGGGGGAAGCCTTTCCCTCTGAAATATGGTAGATGTCACAGGTGTGGTTCAATAGGTTCTCTAAACTCATAGCCCGCCTCCTTACAGCCGCCTCATACGGAGGGTTATCCCGTTTCGTGGCTCCGCAATTACAAAATCGTCCAGCAGGGCCGCAAGGTCTAACCCGTCAATGCTGATTTGGCTGGTTTCGGAGGTGTAACTGTAGTCGTCGAACGTCTCCGATTTTACGTCCTTGGCAACGAGCGCGGCGTTGTGGCCGTAAGCCTCCGCCAGTATCAAAACTGCCGTTTTGACCGGCTGCGGTATCTCCTTGTAGCTCTCAAAAGTGTTATGCGTATAGGTGATTACATACTGCTCTGCCCTCGCAATATCCACCGCGAGCCTTGTGTCGCTGCGCTTCTGCACCGACGCTATCTCGGAATAGTCCCTTACCTCTTGCGGCGTTACCCACGGTCTATTTGCCACTGTGCTCACCGCCCTTACGCTTCAAGCCTTACCGCCTTGACGTAAATATCCGCGCTGCCGTCTCCGGTCTCCTCTGCAGACAGTTTGGCCGTGAGGGTAACGTCCTTGTCGCCTACGGCGGCGTATGCGCCGTCCTTGGTGATAAAGCCTACCTCATTGAGTTCTGCGCCCTCGAGGTAGCTCACCGGCTCGCTCTGGCCTCCGGTGAGGTTGAGCGTTGCGCTTGCAAAGGCGGTCTTTACGTCAATGCCAAAGCCAACAATGCGGAAACCCGCCGGGAGCTGCACAGGGAGCTGCGTCCCCTCGGCCGCGTCCGTATCTTTGTTTACGGTGCCGATGTAGAACGACTGCTCGATACCGCAAAGCCCCTTATCGTAAATTGCTGTTTTCATCTGCTTTCGCCCTCCTTAATTCTCCTGCAAATCCATCATTGTAGGGCTTCCGGTGGAGTAGTCCCCCTCCGCCCAAAGGATTGCGTTGATATAGTCGGCTTTCTTAAAGCCTTTGGTTTCGACCACCCCGACCTCCGGGGCAATCTCTTTGAGCTGTTCGAGTGTCATTTCCTCGAGTTGCTCCTGCGTATAAGGCTCCCTTTCGGGTTCCTGCGGTTCCTCCGGTTCGGGTTCGCCCGTCACCATGCGGAAATAGCCGGAGGCTACCGCAGCCTTTGCGGTAGCCTCGTCCTCCACAAATACGTCCGGGTGCTCCCGTGTGGCCTTGATGGGGCCGTAGTAAGAGAGGGCCTTAATCAGCTTCAAATGGTAGCTCATGGCTGCCCTCCTC